TTCATCAACTCTTTGTTTAAGATTGTTAAATTGACTTAGTATTTGTTTCTTAAGTAATCTATCATCATTCTTAAATTCATGGTGATGATCCCATACTCTTATAACAGTCTCCTTTATCTCTTTGAGTATGTTTTCTTTTGTTTCTTGTAATTTATCACTAACCTTGTTTATCTCAACACGATTATCAAAATCTTTCGTCTCAATATTTTCCGATATATCTTGAACCTCACGATCCATCCTTTCACAGATTGATTTGATTTTATCATCAACCTTTATAAAGTCATCATCAATTACGCTAAATGTTTTACCAATCCATGAAAAATCAGGGACTTCATTTACTTCATTTACCCACTTGGGAAACTTAGGTATCTCAGATCTTACCTGATCAATCTGTTGACATATTGCTTTTATTTCTTCATCATAATATTTGACAACTGGAATATTAATTAAATCTTCCTGTAGTGAACTTAGACGATCTTCAATAGATGAAACTTGATCGTCATAATATTTTGGTTCTGGTAACTCTTTTATTTCTTCCTTTACATAATCTATCTGTTGACAGACAGCTTCTATATCTTTGTCATAATGTCTGACCTCTGGTATTCTTTCTATTCTTTCAATTATTGATTTGAGTTCTTCATCATAATATTTTATTTCTGGTATCTCAGGTATATCTTTTCTTACGTCACTTATCAGACGTATTATCTCTGTTAAATCTTGTTGTTGTTCTTCTGTTATTTCCTCTTCGACTGAGCATGGTGCTGTATCAACTGCTGTACTCCCTGCTCCTACACTCATGTCGATGTAATCATCAACTGATGGCAAATTATTCTCAACAATTAGTTCGTCTACTGAGGGAAGATTGCTTTCATCAACAATGAAATCTTCGTAAGACGGCAGTTTCTCCGACATTTTATGAGTAAAATATTACTTCGGGATTCCTCTCCCTGACTTATTTATTCTCTTTGTTAAGTCCAGACTTAAGTATTTTTGATAACTCAGATGTTGATCCTACAAACAAAGCATTATTAACTGTAGATGGGCCTTTTGATTCCTCTTCCTTATTCACATCTTTAAGTTTTTTCTGTAGATCCATCAATTTATCAGTCGCATCTGAAACACTTTTGATAAGTTGTCCAGCGACTTCATATGCTCTTGGCATTTCACTTTCTTGTGCTAATTCTAATATTCCGTTTATTGCTTCTTGTCCTTTTTCTATAATACTGTATAAATTACCTCTCGTATATTCGTAATCTTTTTGAATATGATCACCATTTGATTTAACTTCCTTTTTTTGAACTTTCGTGGTTTCCGCAGGGACAATATCTGTCTCTACATTGAAAGCATCGTTTAGGTCATCAAATTTTGAGGTTTTCATGTAATTGTACCACTGAATCCAAAGTCATCACCCATCGGAATGATTGCACTATCAACACCATCTCCATCTGAATTATCAGTGTAGTCAATGCCTTTAATGTCTGTTCCTCTGACGTGTGATGTCGCAAGTGTAGAATCTTTTCCTCTCTGAACAGTGATTTTACTGGTAGATGAAGAGATAGATTTTACTAACATCTCTTCATTATCTATAACAATGTAGAATTCATCCTTAATATTTGTAGTATCATCAACTGTAAATGTCCTCTGTGTTGCATCAATATCCTCAGCCAAATTAGTGACAACATCGCCTGTATAATCCTTAATTGCTCTTGGTTTGATAGAGTAAGTAACATCTCTCTCTGTGCTTCTTGCACCACCAGCAAGATAACGAACTGATACACCTTTGATAATATCTGTAGTGGCAGAAGAAACAGGGCCAAATAGGTATGTCTTTGCAGTGAATCTTAATGTGTAATATAAAACTCTTCTTGATGTAAAGTCTCCCTCATACTCATCTTGAAAAGAAACGTTTTCTAATACGACTGGTATATCTCTCTTTTCATTTATTTCTGATACTAAATTGACTGTTAAATTATATGATGGTTGAAAGAATGGTAAGATTTGTTCGACGATTTGCAGAGCATCATCATTCAACTTACACATGATATTCAATTCAAATTGCATATTATAAGGCACAGGCATGAATACCTTTTTGGTTGTGGTCTCTGTGTCTGGATCTTTGACTGTGATTTGTTGTGTTGTTGTTACCTTTCTTGTTGGATCATATGTCAAACCAGTAAACTCAAATGACATTCTTGGTAATGTCATTGCGACTGATTTATTTAAATTTGGTGACTGCTCTAATCTTGCTAAGAACTTTCCAATAGGCCCATATGCAAGTGGGACTTTAGTTGTTGATTTATTTCCATCTGAATCTGTATGCTTAATTGAGAGATCATTAAACAACGTACCAAAAGAGATAATTGTCTTTCTAAATATTTCGTTGTAAAAATACTCAAACATTTTTGCACCTATACCGAGTTATTTATGGTTGTCCGAAGGGATTGCCCTCTGAGAAGTCTAATATCGCGTCTGCTTCAGTTTCAAATCCATCATTGTCGCCAAAACCATCATCAAAATTAGTAAGATCTATTAGTCTTATGGTATGAACTGCTCCTGATGATCCTCCAGTAATCTCCTCTTTTCTCAAGAATACTCCCTCTACATTTGATATCTTAAGTTCACTTGTAACACTGTTCCAGTCTCTGACCCTTGCAGTTGCTCCACTTGTTCCACCAGTGATTATTTCATTAAACTGGAAGTTGCCAACTGCATCACTAGCTGCAGGAGGAGCGATTGCGATTGTTGGAGGTGTTGTGTAACCAGCACCAGCGTTTGTAATATGGATCGCACTGATTGTTCCAGCAGTTGAAACAATAGCAGTTGCAGCAGCGGAAACTGTTGATAATCCAGTAAATGTAATTGTAGGTGTAGTCGTATATCCAGAACCACCACCAGTTATCGTAACAATACCAATTGTTCCATTTGCCATTCCTGCGGTGGCTGCAGCACCCACACCATTTCCACCAAATATTTGTATGTCAGGGCCTGTAGTGTATCCTGATCCGGGATTTACTAAATTTATACTTTGAACAACACTTGCTTTTTGATTTAATGGATCAGCAGCACCTGTGCAAACAACAATGCCACCACGTAGGTTTGCTGTGGCAATACCAGTCACACCACCTGTTGGTGCAGATGATATTGCAACCCTTGGAGCAAACGTATATTTCCTACCACGATTTGTTATATCGATAAATTGAATACCACCATTTACAACTGTAGTAACAGCAGACGCACTTGATGCAGTTCCAACTAATGTAAGAACTTGTGTTCCACCAATGATGAAATCTTCACCATCAGCACCCTCTGTTGCTGCAAGTGTATCATCAATCTCATCAACACCAGTATCGATAACTTCATCTTCGTACTGAAAGAGTTCACAACGTAAAGTATAAACATAATTTTTTCTTAGTTGATAAAATGGTTGTTCATGTTCAACATACTTAATTTCAAATAATCTATCACCAAGAGGGAAGTAAACCAAATCTCCTTCCTTGGGGCGAGTCGATAATCGAATATTACTTTTATCTTCTATCAGTGGTGATACGTATGTTTCAAATCTCTCTCTTGATATTGTTAATGTGAGTTCATTCGTTGCCTGAATACCAAACTTTGATAAAAGAGTTGGATTTTCTCCATATCCGTCGAAAGATTCAACGTAGGCTTCTATCGGATATGCGTCATCAAATTTAGATTCAATAACCTCTTTTATTATTGTATTTGATGTTGCATATTTTCTAGGTAGATAATGAACTTCTACACCATAAATTTGAAGTTGTTCATTTATGAGAGATTGAACTAAGTTTTGCTCAGTTTTTGACCCTTGTTGGAAAAATGGATTAAGAGCCATATCACTATCCTATAAAATCGAGTGGTGGTAACTCATATGTATTCGACATTTGTTCTCTGATTATATCTAACTCTCTTTGTCCATCATCGTATATTTGTCTACCATTCAACTCTACACCACCCGGTAATTTAACACCTTGAAACTTAATTAAATTTTGCCCCCATTGTCTCTTCATCAATGCTGTTAAATATCTTTTCAAGAAATAATCATTGTAAACACCTGAATGATCATTTGGATCTATAATTCTAAAACAATCAATCACTAAAAAATCATCAACACTCATGGCTGAGAAGTCCATATCCATGTATAAACGATCTTGTCTCTGATTGAATCTTATTTGTTTTTCTGTTGTAAGTGCAAAATTAATATCTTCAAGGTACCTTTTTGTCATTGCATAGTTTAAGATACCAGCATATCCAAGATTAAATGCAATATCATTTAAGAACAACTGATATTTTACACTGAACATGTTATTTGTAACTGTGTTCGCACCATCAAAATGAAACAACTTGTTAACACCTATGACAGAGTTGGGAATGACAAGATAATTACTATCCTCCTCAAATGTAAAATCAGTTGATACTCCAACAATGGTGCTACTCGTTGTTGTGGTGACGATTCCGACTGCATTATCACCACCCCTACCTCTTGCTCTATCAATATCTACTTGTCTTACTTTATATTTTAAAAATGTTTGTATAACACCGTTAAAATGTCTTTCTTGAAAATATTGAATGGCATCATCTAATAAATCCTCAGTTTGCTCATCTGCAATATTAATCTCAAGCAGTGGAGCACCCAGTTGCCTTTTGCAATAATCTATTAGTGTTGATCTGCTTGATGGTTGAGCCATGTTATACTATCTCCTCAATCTATTTATTCTACGATGACTTGACCTTGTACGAGTCTCTCGATATGAAGATCTCCCGCAGTATCTGCATCAGGTTTATCCTCATTAATAACCACCACATCGTAAAAATATCTACCTGATTTTAATTGATTTGTTTGACTTGGTGTGAGTGATAACTTTAATACACCAGATGATGCATCTGTATAAGTCGCAGAAAAAGTGCATGCAACTGATATAGAGTCTGGGTGTTGTTTTATTCTTGATGTAAGAATTGAAGAGGTGAAACCACTAAAACTTACCCCACTTCCCGTCAGTCTATCTTTTATTGTAAAAGACTGCTCATAGTTTACATTTCTTGGGATAAAAAGATCTTTTTTTATCTGAGTAACATTAATTAATTTTTTTACTGCCATTATGCTAATATCCCTGTAAATGGTTCAATCCAGTCTTCATCACCATTATCTTCTTCACGAATAGTGATTCCGTTATCAGTGCAAGTTCCTATAAATTTTGCTCGTGAGGCAGCTATTGTGGTTAAGTTCATACTACCTGATGTATCAATGAATAATGCGAGTTTTGTAATATTCATCGTGCTAATACCAATTATATTAAACCAATCAGATGCTTCAGAAGCATCACCACCATCTCTATTTACACCTTGAACTTGTCTTCCATCAGTAAATCCACTCACATACACAGCTTTTACCGCGTCTGTCATTATCGCTTCAGTTTTTGCAACACCAGTTGGTGTTGGTTGTAATATATAATGTCTTCTATTTGGAAATGTTGCCCTAAAAGCATTGTACTCAGAAACCGTTACTGCGTTTGATGCTGTGTTTGCGGAATCCACACTTCCTGCGCTTGATGATTCATCAATGACTGCGATACAAACTCTATTAGAACCTAATATATCATCACTATCATCAGTGCCACCACCTCCAACTTTTGTGACACCCACATCAACATTTACATTTCCTGTCACTAATTTTCTTTTTACACCAGAGGTATTATCAGTTGTGATGATATCATAAGTATAACGAGGACTTATTTTACTAAAATTACTTGTTACTCCAGCAGCCACCTCGGCAGTAATTATACCAACAGATCTGCCTCCTGTATTAAATCCAAGATTTATAGTGTCAGTTTCAGTTGAAGAAGCACCAATATGTTTTCTGATTGCACCAGAAAATCCATATCCACTTAAATTAAAAGTTGTTCCTCCAGACCCAATAACGGAAAACTCAATAAAATTATCAGCGTGTTGATTTAAAACGAGATTGTATCTTGGTGTTGCTCCCTTATCGTCAAATTCAATTTTAGATGAGGTAACATCAGCCATTTACTAGACTCCTTAACATATCTTTAATCTCAGTAATTTCATTTCTAAGAGTTGAAATATCTCTTTCGATATTTTCAACTTTACTCACTTCATTTTGTTTTTGTTGTTTACGTGCAAGATACTGCTGGTATTCAGATTTATTTGTGTTAATGATACAGTTTGATTCTGTATCTCTAACCAAATGATTGCTATTTTTTACTTTGATGTAAGACATTATGCTAGAGCAATGACTTTGAGATTTGAAACTCTTGGAACATATGCTTGATTTGTTGATGTCATTACAAATTTAATTCTAAATGATTTAAATGATGGTAAATCTTTAATACTAAATGTCAATTCTTTAAATTGCAAATCCTTAGTTACAAATCCACTTGCCTCTGAGGGAGGTGTAAATGCATCAGTTCTTCCATCACTTTTATCTATGGATATAATTTGACCTTTTTCATTTAAATTATCAAATCCGGGGAAGGGTACAAATATAGGATCAAATCCCTGATTTTCACTAATTGCGTAGAAAGCACGAATATCTGTATATTCGTTGATGTGGGCATCAAGTATTATTTTTAAAGAAGTTGATGAAGTTTCTAATGTATTTTCTTTAGAAACATATTGGAATGCTGAAGGATCATTTTCTAAACTATCAACACGATTATCAGTTGTAAAATCGGAAATAAGTTTATCAACCCTATTCGACGTTAGAATCGCACTAATTCTCTCTGTGTCGATAGTTGGAGATACTCTTGGATCATTTGAGCTAAGATTTAGTTTCATGTTAAATGATCGATCACCCGGCAGCACTGTTATAGATGAATTATTTGTTTCATTTACTCTTGATGCAATAATTCTGGGAGAATTCAAATAGTTTATTTTGTTTATACCAACTGATTCAACTGATTGAACAACAAAAGGTGTATCAGAACCTTGTCCAGAACCGTTATTAACACTTGATCCACTTACAGTTTTTATTTCACCAGATAAAGATGTTCCAGAAACAGTTGTATTTTGAATCATTGGAGTGATGATCTCAAATGGCATATTCTGAGTTGCATGAATTACTGTTCCACCACCCGATTTTGTTTCCTTTAATTTTAATAAAGGATAACTTTCAGCACTTGTTCTTCCAATTCCATTTGCACCCATATCTAATTTAATTTTATAAGAATCCAAAGTGATTGGATTTGAATCAGTCACATTTGCTAAATTATGTGTTAAATTAATTCTACGTAAAGATACTCCACCAAATTCGTATTTAGAAACTAAATCGCCAGTTACGTAATTTTGAGCAAGGGTTGAATCTTGCTGTCTTGTGATACCTGTAAGAGTATCTCCTGAAAATCCAGTGTATTTAATTATCTCATTTTTTATTTTAAGATAGCCTGGATTCGTAGCAGCAACTCCAACATTTTCAAAAGTTGAAAACTCACTTGTGCTTGCAACTGATATATTTGCTGTTGAATCATTTGCGTAAGGTGCAGTCAATTTTGTTGTGGGCACATCACTTTCAACACCTGATATTGTCACTCTGTTTATTTGATGATGCATACCATGATTCTTATGATTTACAACAACATGCAATCCATCGGATACTGTTGTAATACCACTTGCTGGAATGAACGCACCTATTTCACCACCATTACCAGTTACAGCACTTGTTATACCAACAGTTGATGCTGCGTACATCAAAGTGGTGCCAGCACCAGTTAAAAATCCACCTTGAACATTGTCCAGAATAAGTTCACTTGTACTTCCTATCGATGCAACAGTCAATCTTGCGTTTATACCCAAACTTGTTGTGATACCTAAAACATCACCAACAGAGTATCCTGCACCACCAGCGGTGATTGTTGCTGAAACAACGGATCCCTCATTATAAACAACAGTTGCCTGTGCATCTCGACCGCTACCTGTCACTGTTGTAAGAGCCACACCAGTCACAGTTTGTCCACTACCACCAGCTGTTCCATTTGCTGGAGTGTAACCTAGACCAACTCTTGACACTGTAAGAGAACCTGTTGCGATACCTGCAGTCGAAACTAATTTACCAGTTGCGTTTGATCCTTGTTGAGATATTGTATTACCAATCTGAGCATGAACCCCTGCACCAAAAGCTGATGATATACCAACTCTTATCTTATTTGTTGTAAGATTTAAAGAATTTTGTAATAATTTTGGAATTTGTGCGTTACCCTCACCCAAAATTGGATTATATATTTCAACTGATCCTGAAGGTGAAAATTCAGCTCTGTTTAGAATAAATTTAAGATCTTCCCACTGACTTGGTTCCCATGTTGAAGCATTTTGTGATTTAAATAGTGATCCTAATGTTGGTTGGTTAGATACAAACTCATCAGTAATTAAATCATTCTCACCAATTCTCGAAATGAATACTCTATATTTTGCTGATGATGATAACATGCAAATTGCATATTCAGTGCCGGGTGACAAATAGACAGGTGCTTTAAAAGTAAACTTTGTTGCAACAGATCCATTTGTTGAAGTTGTAATTTGATCTGGATTTAAATTTATTTGTGAGAATGGTAGAACCTTTTGAGTTGGTGTTCCTAGTTCAACACTTCTTATATCAAGTTGAACAGGAATATTACTATCATCTACTGTTTCAAAATATACCTCACAACTTGTTGCAAATATACCAGTTGAGTCTGGAACGTAAAATGTTTGTGCTAAAGGATCATCATCAAAATCAGGTAATATATCAATAACCTCAGTGGTTGTTACTGAACCTGTCAATTCTCTTGCTGATCTACTTCCAGAAACATCTAATGTTTGGACACTGGCATTTCTTAATGAAATAATATTTTCTTGAACAGTTTCTAATGAACCAGCAGAATCAAAAACCTCTTGAGCAGTTGTTGATGCATTACTTAAATTATTTTGATCATTATCAATTAATACAAACGTTCTTTTTCCTGTCTCAAATGTAGGATTGGAAGATACATTAGGATTTGGTATGAACAAACTACCAAGAACTGATGCTGCATAATCTGATATCAATCTAAGATTAGTAATTTCAGCTTCTGCACCTGATGTTCCACCTTTTAATATCATACCAGTTTCAACTCTACCAAAGAAATCACCTTGTGCTTGTTCTGCTAACGAGTCTAAATCTACATTTAATGTAGTTGATGTTGAAGAATATGATGAAGGAATCACTGATGCGCTACCACCACCGGCAAGTTGAACTGTTCCGGGTGTTCCAGAGTAAGTTTCTAATGATGTGGATGCAGTCTGAGTTGTATATGGATTTTTTGCATATATTCTTGTTGGCGCATTAAACGGCCCTTCTTTATGATTAGATACTGCAACTTTAAATTTAATTATGGCAGGGTCTACTGAATTGGTGGAAAATACCTCGCCTGTCACTGTTTCTCCAACTTGGAACACACCAGATTTCATTGATATTTCCAAAAGTTTTGGAACACAATATTTGGTCATATTGATGCCATCAAAGAATGAATATAATCTTGCTTGTGGTTTAAAACCACTTCCATTGAACGTAATATTTCTAGAACGCATTCTTGGTATGACTTCAGTAGATAAAGTTCTATCACCATCAGATACTTGATCAAATTGTTCAGTAATTAATTGTCTTGATCCACTTCTTGTTGATGTTCCTGTCCTAAAATTATTAATTGTCGTATCTTGAACAATAACACGATCAGCATTTATACCATGACGAAATCCTGCGTCCTCTCTGCTTCAGCAACCGTTGCAGCAAAATTACCCTCTCTCTGAATAATTTTTGGTTCAAGTCTCACAGTATCAACCCAAGTATCAGATGCTGGTGTTAAATCGAGAGATGCTTGCCAGAAATTAAGTAGGAATGGCGTTACACTTTCTGAACGAGTTCCGAATGATTGTATAAGATATGGAGTTTCATCATAATCGAGTGTAATTACATTACCAGTTTTCCTTATATCTGTGCCTTCAGGATCAGCACCATTAAAAATAGTATTTTGTCCTTCTACAGGGCCAACTTGCAGATCAATTAAACTACAATAATGAGACGCTCTTAACTCTTTTTGTGTTAGATCAATACTATTTTTAACTGATACTCCGGTTTCTTGTGGTAATAATGTTGTAAAATTATCAACAAAGAAACCTGATTTAAATTTATTCAATCCATTTTCATCAGATACAAATAAATTTGATGTCTCAGTTTCTAAAAGAGACAACGTGGTATAATATTCTAAATTTTGTATTCTCTCTTCAAGTTTACGAATATCTTGCATTCGATATCTTTTGTGTTTCAAGAAGGATAATGAAGCATCTGAAACATTATAAAGATAAGGTGGTAGATTTATTTCTGCTATCTCTAAAGAATCATCTATTGCGACAGGTTTATCTGGATCTTCACTTGGAGTTCCTTTTGATATGGATAAGTTTCCATACTTAGTCAAATAAATTTTATCAATTCTACCAAGATAAAATGAGTAATCTAAAATAATAGATTCATCAGATGCCAAGACATTAGCTGCTGAATTACCTGATCCGTCAAATGATCTTCCAAAAAATTCTAATGGAGAACGACTATTCTCTGAAACAGAGTAGTTTGAAACTCTTGGTCTTATATCAATCAAATCAGTATTTCTTATTTGATTGATGCTTTGCACGTCCTTTGAATAGTCAAAATCGTTATAAGAATTTTTTATTGTAATATCACCTTCATCGGTTGATTCAAAATATCCATTTGTAAAATAAACTTTTAATTTTTTTGTAGGAGCAGTTTTATCACCTATTCTCTGAATAAATCCAAAATCATATA